CAAGGTAGCTTGTATGTTACTAGAACAATAGCGGAGTGTTTATCAATAAGAACAGCTGATATATTAGAATATGCTGATTTTAGAGATGAGTTTGCTATGCAGATAGGAAAATATAATTTAAAAATTCTAGAAGATATTAAAGATTTATACATGTATGACTTTGGTATATTTATAGAAATGGCTCCAGATGAAGAGCAAAAAGCTATGCTTGAGCAAAATATTCAAATGGCACTTTCTCAAAAAGATATTAGTCTTGAAGACGCTATAGATATTAGAGAGCTTAATAATCTTAAAATGGCTAATCAACTTCTTAAATTAAAACGTAAAACTAAACAAGAAGCCGAGCAAGCTCAAAGACAACAAGAACAACAGATGCAAGCTCAAATGCAAATGCAAGCGCAGCAAGCAAAATCTCAAGGTGAGATGCAGAAAATACAGATGGAGTCTCAGGCTAAAATACAATATAGACAAGCTGATGTGGCTTTTGAAATTGAAAAACTTAAAAATGAGGCTGAACTTAAAAAACAACTTATGCAGACTGAGTTTGAATATCAGATGCAATTAAAAGGTTTAGAACAATCTAATTTAAGCCAAAGAGAACAAGATAGAGAAAAAGCAAAAGACAGCAGAGTAAGTTTACAATCTACAGAGCAGTCTAAATTAATAGAACAAAGAAAAAACAATTTACCTCCTATTAATTTTGAATCTAACGAAGACAGTTTAGATGGTTTTGATCTTGCTGAGTTTGAGCCTAGATAGTCTAAAAAAATCACAGAAATATTGTTTAACTTTATATAAAATTTAATTAAATGGAAATAAAAGTAAAAGACCTTGGATTGGTTGAAGAAAAATCCCGTGCTGAAGTTGAAGAGCAACTTTTAAAAAAGCATGAAGAAAAGTTTGAAGACACTCCACGACAACAAGAAGTTGCGGAAAAAGTTAATACAAATGAACCTGTTCAGGAAGAGAACTCTGAACCTGTTGAAAATAAAACTCCATCATCAGAGTTAAATGATGAAAACGTTCTTTCTTATATTAAAGATAGATATAACAAAGATATAAATTCAGTTGATGAACTTTTTGCGGAAAAAGAGGCAAACGAACCATTACCTGAAGATGTGTCTGCGTATTTGAAGTACAAAAAGGAAACCGGTAGAGGTATAGAAGACTTTTATAGATTACAAAAGGATTATACTGATATGGATGAAAATTCTGTACTAGCTAACTATTACGCTTCAACTGAAGAAGGGTTGGACGAAATAGATATTCAAGATATTATTGAAGATAAGTTTGATTTCGATGAAGAAATTGATGATCCGAAAGATATTAAGAAAATCAAGTTAGCGAAAAAACGAGAACTTGCGAAAGCTAAAAAGTTTTTGAATGAACAAAAAGATAAATATAAAGTTCCTCTTGAGTCAAGTGGGGATGGGTTGTCTGCTGATCAACAAGAAAATTTAAATGCTTATAAAAGTTACATTGATGAATCTAAATCTATCAAAGAGCAAACCACTAAAAGGTATGATTATTTCTTAAATAAAACCAACGAGGTTTTTAACAACGATTTCAAAGGTTTTGATTTCAAGGTTGGAGAAAATAATCTTACTTTTAAACCAGGTACAGCTGATGAGCTTAAAAACGTTCAAAAGGACGTTACTAATTTTATCAATAAGTATATGGATGATAAAGGTTTAATTGCTGACGCAAAAGGCTATCACAAAGCTTTATCCGTTGCAATGAATCCTGACAAGTTTGCTCAATTTTTTTACGATCAAGGTGTTTCAAACGCTGTAGATAATGTTTCTAGAAAATCTAAAAACATAAATATGGACATGAGACAGGCTCCTCAATCCGTTTCTAAAGACGGAATGAAAATAAGGCCAGTAGGGAATACTGATAGTGGAAGAGGACTCAGAATTAGAAGTATTAAAAAAAGTTAAACTAAAAAAATTAAAAAACAATGGCAGTAAATTTAACCCCAGGTTTTGACTTACAACCAAGTGCACAACAAGTGCCTGTAAGTACAAACTACATTACTAACTTTGATTTCTTGAATCAGTATCTACCAGATACTTATGAAAAAGAATTTGAAAGATATGGTAATAGAACAATTGCATCATTCCTTAGAATGGTTGGTGCTGAAATGCCTTCCAATTCTGACCTTATTAAATGGGCAGAACAAGGGAGATTACATGTAAAATATCAAAACGTAGCATCAGCAGGTGCAGCAGGAGCCCGTACAGGTGTTTGGACTATTCCAGGTGTCGGAGCGGCTCCAGGTGTAGCACCTAACAGCCCTACTAACTTCAACCCACAATTAAACGCAAATGGTCAAAACCTTGCAGCTTTAAGAGTTGGACAAACGGTAATGATTAGCGATAACACTCCAGGATCTTCTTTATCTAATAAAGGGATTGTAACAGTAGCTCCAACATCAGCTAATCCTGGCGATATAACAATCGCTTATTATGAAGCAGGCGGTCAAGCAATGGCAGCAGGTGCATTATGTGATATATTTATATATGGATCAGAATTCAATAAAGGAACTCTTGGAATGCAAGGGTCTAACGAATCTGATGACTTAATTTTTGACAACAAGCCGATTATAATCAAAGACAAATATTCTGTTTCTGGTTCTGACATGGCTCAGATTGGATGGATTGAAGTAACAGGTGAAGACGGCGTAAGCGGATACCTTTGGTATTTAAAGTCTGAGCATGACACAAGATTAAGATTTGAAGACTATTTAGAAACGGCTATGCTAGAAGCAGTACCAGCAGCAGCTGGATCTGGAGCTGGAGACTTTTTACAAGGAACAGCAGCTGGAGCATCTGGAGCTAACTTAAATGGTTCTGACGGTGTATTCTTTGTAGTACAAAACAGAGGAAATGTTTGGGGCGGTGGTAACCCACAAGTTCTTGGACAGTTCGATAGCATCATCCAAAGATTAGACAAGCAAGGATCAATTGAAGAAAATGTAATTTTCGTAAACAGAGAATTCTCTTTTGATATTGATGATATGCTTGCTGCTCAAAACTCTTACGGAGCGGGTGGTACATCTTATGGTCTTTTTGACAATGATAAAGACATGGCTTTAAATCTTGGATTTACAGGATTTAGAAGAGGTTATGATTTTTACAAGTCTGACTGGAAATACCTTAACGATCCTACTATGAGAGGTGACGTTGTTGGTGGAGCAATCAATGGTCTATTAGTACCAGCTGGTTCAACTACTGTATACGATCAAATCTTAGGTAAGAATGCTAAGAGACCTTTCTTACATGTTAGATATAGAGCTTCAGAAACTGAAGACAGAAGATACAAAACTTGGATTACTGGTTCTGCCGGTGGAGCAAGAACTTCTGACTTGGATGCAATGGAAGTAAACTTCCTATCTGAAAGAGCTGTATGTACTTTAGGTGCAAACAACTTCTTCTTATTCCAAGACTAAATTGTTACATAAATTTTACCCTCGTTTTTAAGACGGGGGTAATATTTATTATTATTAAATCAAATTAAATTATATTATTATGAAAAAAAACACTACCCTAGTTACAAAAGCATATAAATTAATGAGAGAAGAAAGACCTCTCGCTTATATGTTATCCTCAAGACATTCGATTAGATCTCCTTTATTATACTTTGACGAAGAGCAAGGTGTCAATAGACCTTTAAGATATGCAAGAAACCAGAAAACTCCATTTGAAGACGAGCAAGATGGTAATGCTATATTAGAGCCTATTGTATTTGAAGATGGAATGTTAGTAGTTCCAAGAGACAATCAAGTGCTTCAAAAGTTTTTACATCATCATCCAGGTAATGGAATGATATTTACAGAAGTTGATAAAGCTAAAGATGCAACTAAAGAGTTAGAATCAGTTGAAAGAGTATTAGATGCTCAAATATTAGCTAAAAATCTATCTACAGAAAAACTAATATCTGTTAGTAGAATCTTAATGGGTAATTACGCCAACAACATGACTATCCCTGAATTAAAAAGAGATATATTAGTTTACGCACAAAACAATCCAGAAGATTTAATGGAAGTTGTTAATGATCCTATGTTGGAGTTACAAAACGATATTAGAGAATTTTTTGATCAAGGCTTTATAGCATTTAGAAATAACCAAAGAGATATTTACTATAGTTTACCTAGTAATAAAAAGAAAATGTTGTCAGTACCTTTTAATGAAGATCCGTATAGTGCAGTTGCTGCATATTTACAGAGTAATGATGGCTTAGATGCATACAAGTTTCTTAAAAAAAAATTAAAGAAAGATTAATTGTTTAAAAGATAAGTATTTTTTATATTTACAAT